ATCCACTCGTGGTCGGTGTCGACCATTTTTTCCAGGTCTTCGTTGGTCAGCAGGCGCGGGGGGAGGTAGCGGGCGACGCCGGTGATTTTCGCAGGGATGCGCGGCATGCAGCTCCTCGCGGGAAAAAGTTTCGCGGCAGAGAAGTTGCGATTCTACGGCGCATCCCACAGAAAAGCAACCGGGGAAACTCCGGACTGGTATCGTTCCTCTCAGGTTGTCTCAGTACCAACATCATCCGAGGGAAGAAAAATCGCCCGAAAAGCTGCAAGAGAGAAGTGGTCTAGTAAGCCAAAGTAAACTGCCTAGTCGGACCGTTGTACTCGAACAAGCACATTGATAAGATGTCGCGTCCTATGAGCGCGTGGAACCCCTGCTGCTGAAGAAGTTCGGCTGAAATCACAGGCAAATTCGGAAGGGAAAAACTTGGTCACTTGCAGTTGGCCCGGGAATCATAATACTGACATCGAATTGGTCGGCGATATGCGGCTGCGATCCCGTAGATGGCGTGTTCACGATAGCCTGTCCGGTAGGCACTACGGCGAGTTGCTTTAAGACCGATGGGTCAACGCACGTCCCACTTGCTCCCGTGTCGATGAGTGCGGTTATCCGCACGGCACTAGGTATGGGCTGATTCGCGGCGGCAAGCGCATCCCTTCTGGCCACACTTACGCTAATTGATGCGACCACCACCGGCCCTTGCGGAGTAATCTGTAACGTGAAGAAAGGCACGGCTTTACTAGACGTGCCGCATCGTGCGTGGGTCAACGAACCGAGATATGAACTGCGCCTGTTCGATGGTCTGAATCTGCTTGACCAAAAATGGGGTCAGTCCGAATTGCTTGTAGCCATCCTTCACCGCATCTTCATAGCTGGTATAGACGTCAACGACGGTATCCCCCCGAATCAGAACAAATTTCCCCTCGTTCTCTTTCAGTTCGGGGAGCTTAGCGTTGTAAGTTTTCAGTTCCTTTTCGAGGGCCATCTTCTGTTCGTATCTCCCTAACCAATGCTCTAAATCTATGTGACCAATCGGGGAAGGTAATATGGGCAGCGTACCCGTCTCAAGATGATCGGGCGAGTTGTCGGTCAGTCTTTGTCGTGCGCGAGCCTGAGAAGGCAGTTCTCCCCACAGCTAGCCCTGCCCGTCCCCGGAACCTACCCCAGTTCATTCTTAGGCCTCGCTATGCGCCTGTCAAGCACCAAATTTTCACCTCTCTCCATCATGGATATAACTCAGCAACGCAGAATAGCCCATTACCCCTATTATCCTTATCGGCAACACACAATTAGCCCATTACCCGGTGGTGGGTGCCCTTCAACTCCACTCAGGACAAACCATCAGGCTCGCAACTTACCCCCAATTTAGCTGACTTGCCCGCTGGAAATGGTCGTAGGAATTCCCTGTCAAATCCTTCCTACTTGGCAACCCAGGAGGAGGATTCGCAGACGTAGAGGGTGGTGCCGGAGGCGCCGTCGGTGCGGAGGAAGAGCGAGCCGGTGGTGCAACCGCCAGAAGGCGCGCCGGTGCCGGTGGAGATGGTTACCGAACCGATGGTGAGGGTTCCGGCAACGACGAAGGAGTCATCGGTCTTGAGGGTATCGGCGGCGCTGCGGTAGAGGTTGGTATCGGCGGCGCTGCCGAAGCTGATTTGGTCAGCGTCGGCGTGGAGGCGCAGGCGGAGCGCGGGGGTGGCGCCGCCGCTATAGACCTCGAAGCCGCCGGTGCCGGAGTTGGTATTGGCGTTGACGGCGACGGCTTGGGTTCCTTTGCTGTCGAGCCGCAGGGCGGTGTTGGTGTTGCCGCCGACGACGCGGAGGGTGGGCACGCTGTCGGGGTCAATCTCGAGACCGGTGCCGAAGGCGGGCTTCATGCGCACCATGCCGTTCTGATCCACACCGAAGATGAGCGCGTTGTCGTCGCGTTCGAGGGAAAAGTAGCTGACGGTGGGGCTGGCGGCGTGGCGGGCGAGCAGTGGGACGACGCCCGCGCTGGCAGAAGTGAAGTTGCCGCTGCGGCTGAAGTCGAAGCGGGTGCCGTCGAAGGTGAGGTCGGCGTCGGTGCTCCAGCGGATGGGTTGGCTGGCGGCCAGCTTGATGGCGGCCTCGGTGTAGGTGCTCTTCTCCAAGCTCAAGCCGACGTCGGCATTGATGTTGAGGAAGTCGATGCCGGTGGTGAAGCCGCCCGCGCCGCTCGAGTTCCCTTCCAAGAGAATTCCCTTCTCCCAGCGGAACGGCCCGAGGGTGTTGGAGGCATGCAGGACGCGGGCGGTGCCGGTCTTGAACTCTTTGCTGAGGACGAGGCTGAGGCCGCGGAAGTTGATGAGGTGGCCGGGCGGGGAGGCGAGCGCGTCGGCAGCGGCCCAGTCGTAGGAGTTGGACTCGATGGTGAGGGTGTTGGCGGCGGAGTCGAGGCCGACGATCTCGACGCCCTCGGCCAGGGTGTAGGCGCCGGTGGAGGCGAGCTCGCCGGAGTAGGTGGTCTCAAGTTGCAGTTGGGTGGCGCTGGTCACGGCGGTGACGCGATACCAGTGGCCGGTGGAGACGCCGGTGAGGGTGACGTCTTCAGAATTGATCCCGAATTGATGGGCGGCGGCGTAGGGGACGTCGGTAGAGGCAACGAGGGCGGCGGGCACGGTCGGTTCAATGCCGACTCGAATCGAGCTTCGCAACGCGCCGGTGCGCTCCAGGATTTTTCGGCCCGGGTAGCGCGCAGCTTTCCAGAGGGCGTAGCCGGGCGAGAGTGGCGGCCAACGCTCGGGGCGGCCCTCTTCTTCGAAGTTGCGTTGGATGGCGGCGGCCACCACCGGCACGGCGGGCGCGAGCAGCGCAGCAACGTCCTGCAAACGGTCAGACAAATGTTGCAGGCGGTCAAGAGCGGAGTCGAGTTGGAAGCGAAGGCGGAGCATCAGAAGAGACCGAACAGAGAAAAGCGAAGATCGAAAAGAGTTTTGGGTTGGCGGGGCAACCGCCGCATCGCTTCTGGACACTGAACGGAAAATGACACCGCTGAGACGCTGAGAACGCAGAGAACAGGTACGCGGAGCATTAGAAACCTTCCAGGTTTTCGTCGTCGAAGACGCGCTCTTGCTCAGTGCGCTTGACGTCGGCTTCGGAGGCTTGGGGCTGCGCGCCCGCGGGCTGGTCGAGCACGGCGCGGCCGCGGGCGAGGTCGCGCAGAAAACTGAGGGCGGCGTCGCGCGCGGCCAGGGTGGCTTCACGGATGCGGCGGCGGCGCTTTTCCAGCTCGTAGATGGCGAGGTCGATGCAGAGCTGCTTGATCTTCTCGCTCAGTTGCAGCGGCAGGGTGTAGCGCGCGCCGGCGTAGGCGTCGATGGTGGCGGAGGCGGCCATGAGCGCCGCGTCCACTTTGGGGGAGTCCACCGCGCCGGTGCCGGCGTCGTCGGTGAGTTGCACCAACTCGGGTTGCGTCAACTGGTTGAGCAGATCGTTTTCAGTGCAGTAGGCCATTTTATGCTCCGTGTTATTTCGCTCTTCGCTCCCACCCGCCCAGCCTGCTGGCTGCCAGGGCCGCCTGCTGTCGGCTCCCTTCTCGGATGGAACTCCGAGTTTCGGCGGGGTTAAAACCCCGCCCTACCAAAACCCGCGAAGCGGCGTGCGGCGACCTTGTTCTCTTCTCCTGGGTTAGTTGGTTGAGCAGATCGTTTTCAGTGCAGTAGGCCATGTCATGCTCCGTGCGAGTGCGTCATCGTGTTTGGCTCGGCAGCGGTTTTAGGGAAACCCGGGAAGGGTTCACCCTGAGGGTTCTCCCTGAAGGGGTTTCCCTGCGACCCTTCCGTGGTTGGCCCTGCGGGCCGCTGTTGTTTTGGCGGGGTTGAAACCCCGCCCCGCCGACCTTCCCAGATCAGCCCGGTGCCCCCATACGGGGGTAAACTCCACACCTCTTCCGGACTCATGTCTCATTGACAAAGTTCACGGGTCACTGGCCGCTGGGCACCAGACACTAGTCGCGGATTAGGCGACGGCGTCTTCGATCAAGTAGGCGGCTTCGACGGCGGTGATCTTCTGGTCGTAGTAGAAGTGCACGGCCAGCTCGTCGGCCTTGCGGCTGACGGGGGTGGCGCGGCCTAACTCAACGATGAAGCCGTTGGTCGAGCCGGGGGCACCGGCCCACACAAAGGTCTTTCCGAAGCTAGGCTCGCCGAAGGCGGGCGTAGGGCTGACGTAGGCGAGCACGGCGTGCTTGCCGAAGACGAAGCCGACGTTGCCGGCGGCGTCCACTTCCAACGCCTGGCTGACGAGCACGCGCTGGACGTCGAAGATGGACGCGAGGTCTTCCTCGCGCACCACGCCGACGCGGATGTTCTGCACGCGCTCGACCACCTTGGGGTGGTTGCGGAGCTTGGAGAAGACCGGGAAGCCGAGGATGAGGGTGTTGGCGCGGACGCCGGCGTTCTGCGCGATGGTCTCCTGGCCGGTCTGGATGTTTTCGGT